ATCGCCGTGCTCGTCCGCGGCGAGGGCGTCACGGGCACGGCAGGCGTGGCCGTGGTGGTCGCTGCGGGCGCGGCAGGGGTAGAGGTCGGGAGGTAGGCCCGAACGGCCTTCGGGAGCCCGTCACGGTCCGCCAGCCACTCGGACAGAGGAGGGCGCCCCTCGGCGGCAAGCTTGGAGTACGCGTGCTGAACGTACTCCATCCCCTCGGCGTCCGTGATGCCGGCCGCGGCGATCTCGCGCTCGACTCGGAGCGTCTCGCGCTCCGCCTTCGAGGCGGCCTTGACCTCGTCAACCTGGGCGCGGTACTTCTCGGCCGCCGCCGCCACGGGCTCGAGCTCGACCACGCGGCCCTCGAGCTCCTTGACGCGCGCTACCAGTTGGCGGATGCGCGCCGCGCCTGCGGTCTGTTCCTGGGTTTCCGGCGTTACTTCCTCGCTCATGCTCACTCCTCAAACGGATGGAACTGCTACGGCCTCAAGATCGGATACGGAGCCGGTGGGTGCCGTCGTCGGCGTCGTCGTCGCTCCTCCCGCAGAAGCCGGCGACGGCGCCCTCTCCCGAGTCGCGCGGATCGAGGCGAGCTGGGCGATGGCATCCTGCTCGGACAGGCTCCCGAAGAAGCGCAACGCGTCCACCTCGGACATGAGCCCGGCGGCGAGCATCTCCAAGACGTGCTTCCGGCGCGCCTCCATCTCGGACGGCGAGAGGGGGATCTCGCGGTAGATGACCGAGTACCCGCCCTCGGGGTAGTTGGTGGCCTCGGTATTGGCCTCGCTCCAGCGGTTGTAGAGCACTGCCGACAAGCCGACAAGGGCCTCGTCGGACGCGCGGAACTGCATGATGTACCGGCGCTGCGCCTGGCGCTTCCCCTCCTGGGAGAGCGAGATGGCGTAGCCGGAGCGCGCGGAGCCCGAGGTGCGCTGGAGCTCGGACGGCGCGAGGCCGGCGTCCGTCGCCAGCCGGTGAGCTACCGCGGCGATGACCGCCTCGAGCTTCTCCACGTCCGCGCCGGCCTGGTACTGCCCCATCATGGGCTGGCTCGTCTCGCCGATGGGATCGAGCATGAGGATCGTCGTCGGGTCCGTCGTCACCTCGGAGCGAGCGGAGCGGCCCCCGAGGTCCGTCGCATCCATGCCAGCGACACGGACGCCGACGGCGTAGCGTTGCGGGTAGGACGCGTCACGGATGCAGTGGGCGAGGTAGCTGTAGAAGAGCCCGAGCTGCAACGAGCCAGTATAAAGCTCGATGTTCGCGAACGGGTCGAAGAGCCGATCTCCATAGGTGCTTGCGTGGTAGAGGATCGCCGGGATGATCGGCGCACCGTTCGCGCGGCGCCACGCTGCCGGGTAGTCGGGCCCGTCGTAGGTGGCGCCGTGGACAGCGCGCGTCAGGTCGCGGCCTCCCAGCCACCCGTCGAGCGCCTCAAGGACGCGGTAGGTGGGGAAGCCCGGGTTGCGGATGTCCCACACCTCGAAGGTCCAGAGCAGAGCCCCCTCGATCTGACGCAGCCGAAGCTCGCCGAACAGCGTCGGGACGTTGGGCCGCGCCGGATCGGCCTCGGCCATCGTCATGTGCGGCGGGACCGGCCGGTAGACGAGGCGGCCGTCCTCGACGTCCGCGCGCATCCAGAGCTCCCGAAGCGCGAGCGTGTAGGCCTGAAACCGCGACATCTGCGACCACAGGCCCGAGCGGGCGATGGAGCCGGCCGAGCCGACGAGGCGGTCGATGTTGGGTGAGGCGAGCTGGTTGTGCTTGCAGTCGGGCTCGGCGTCGTAGAGCGTCGCGAGCTCGTAGGACGTGGTCCGAAGGGCGCAGTAGCTGATGTCCACGAGGCCCATTGCGGCACGGCGCACGCTCCCGAGCTGCGTCTCCATGTACGACTCGAGGATCGGCTGCCACCGCCCCTCCATCATCGCGTAGCGGTGGCGCGTGTGCTCGACACGGCGGGCCTCGTCGGGGTTGCCTGGGGCCGGCGGCTGCGGGGCGGTCATCGTGGCATACATGGCGCCATCCTATCCGATGCGAAGGAGTTGCGGCTGGTACTGCCGACGCGTCACAAGCTCGAGCGCGTAGCGTAGCCCGTCGATGGTGTGCTTGTGCTCCGAGGCGGCGCGCCCGTCGAACTTGCCGAGGTCATCGATCAGCCGTTTGCACCTGGGGTGGATCACGAAGTCGCCCCGTAGCATCGCCGCCTGCAGGATGCGGTAGCCGTGGAACACCGAGCCGGCAGGCTTGTAGGCGGTGCTAATCCTCGCCGGCCATGTCCCGATGGGGATCCGCAGCGTCTTCTCAAACGCTTGGACCAGCAGCGCGTTGCTCTTGAGTGCGCCACCTCGGCGCGACACGGCGGCGCGGTCGCCGACCCAGCGGTCGATCTGCTCCCACCGGAGGCCGGCCCGCTTGATCATCGACAAGATCTGCGCTGCGTCGTCCTCGGGCGTCGTCATGCCGTTGGAGGACACCACGTCGAGCACGGTGATCCGGGGCTCGTTGTCACGCGAGCGCGTCACGGCCACCATCACCGCCGTCTGCGCCCCCGACTCCTTTCCGTGGTCGATGCCGATGGCGATCTGCGCCTCGCCCGCGGGCGCCTCGTCGCGCACCATCGTGAGCGGATCGAACTGGACGAACACCCGGCCCTCCGTGAAGCCGGCCTCCCACTCGCCGTGGATGCGCTGCGCTCGCTCCATCGGCAGGACCTGGGCCTCAAGCTTCTGGATGTCCTCGGCGCGAAGCAGCGGGCGCCCGCCGATAGGTGTGGTGGCCTCGACGGTGAGCGGCGTGTGAATGTCCTCGACCTCGCCGGCCTCGACCAGCGCGCGGAGCCAGCCGAGCGGGAGGCCGATGGGCGTGAGCGTGATAGCGATGCGGCCCCGCTGGCGTAGGACGCGCGCGGCGAGCTCGCTCCAGATGGCCTCGGGTGGCGGCTCGTCAATCAGGACGTAGTCAATCGTGGCGCCCGCCAACGCGAGCGCGCCTTGATTGACCGTGCGGATACGGAGGATCGATCCGTTCTTGAACCGGACGATGGGCACCTTGCCGCGAAAGCCCTTCCCCGGCGTGTACTCGCAGTCCGTCTCGATCTCGTGCTTAGGGAGAAGCTGCCAGATCTTGCCCTGGATTGAGAGCGACTGCTCCCACGACACGACGACGACCCAGGCCTCGATAGGCGCCGACTTGACCAGCGTGTGCGGGTGACGCCCGAGGCATCGCCAGATGCAGTCGGCGACGCCGGCCCACGTCTTGCCCGCCTGGTTGCCGGCTCGGAAGAGCTTGATCTGCGACGTCGACTGGAGAAACCGAAGCTGCGGCGGCGTCGGGCGGAAGTAGTTGAGCGGGTCCGCGTGCGCCCGCTGCCCGAGGACGTGAGCGGCCGAGGCGAGCGCGGTGAGACTCACGCGCTCACCGCGAAGAGTCCGGCCTGGACAGCGACACGATGCGCCGGCTCCCGGTTCATCGTCAACCACTCGGCTTGCTGCTTCGAGAAGGTCCGCTTCTGCCCGCGCCGCCCGCCCGTGATCTCGACGGCGTCCCACTCGGGGATCACGACCTCGGCTTCCGAGATGGCGACGACCGCCCCGAGCTCGGCATAGGCCCGCGCGTGACGGACCACCTGGTCACGCGACAGAGTCGCCGCGTAGCCCGTGGTCCCGGCGTAGGGCGGATCCATGTAGACGACGCAGTCCTCGAGGTCGCCCGGCGTCCGCATCCAGGCGGCCACGTCGGCGGCCTCGGGGATGGTGGGGAGGACGAGGACGGGGGGCCAGCCGCCAGTGAGGCGATTGAACTTGCTCGCCGTTTCGACCCGTCCAGCGCCGTACCTTCCGCCGTCCTCGGGGTGAACGAATCCGCCGCTGTCCGCATCTCCTGCACGGTGCGACGCCTGCGACACGAAAGCCCACCCCGCCACCTCCCCCGCCACCCGCTCAAACGCTGCCGCCACATCCCCCACCGGCGTCGCGAACTCGCCGCCGTGCCGCGTGCCGCCGTCGCCAGTGTTCATCAGCGCGGGGCCCGCCATGTTGACGAGGCGGTTGCCGCTCACGATGGCGGCGTACTCGGCGAGGCGGTGGCAGGCGTCGGCAGTCGAGGCGGGCCATGCTCCGCCATGCGCCCCGTCCGGGTCGCGGTTGGGATCCAGCGTCAAGCCGCCGTTCGGCTGGCTTGCGCGGTCCTCGCCCAATGTCACGGGAGCCGAGAACGCCGCGCCACCCTGAAGCGCGGCCCATCGCGCCACCTCGCCCGCGCCGGCCCGCGCCTTCCTCTCCGCCCGCAGCCGATCCCACAACGCCCGCGGCTCCTCGTCCTTCCAGCCGCGGATGATCTCGGCCACGCGTCGGAGCATCGACGCGTCGGGGTAGCAGCGGAGGAGCGCGGCCACGTCGGGGTCGGCCTCGGCCCACAGGTACGCGCCGGCGCCTTGACCCGAGCGGAGGCCGAGGGCGGCGAGGATGACTTCCCCATACCCGCTTTTCGACCCCATCCTGCTGATAGGCGGCCTGCAATTCGGGCCGCCATGGAGTCGGAGGCTGACGGCCGCGAGGCCCGCCGGAAGCTCTGCGAAAAGACGAGGCTTACTCATGGGGCACCGTGCAAAGGCGGGTTACGCTGCGGACATGAGCACCAAGAAAGTCCACTCGAACCCGTGCAAGATTTGTGGTCT